CACGTAGAGGAATACCTCCGGTGACGATGTGAGTGATTGAACGCCAACCTTCATCAAGCTTTTCATTAGGATCTAGCTCGTACAGATAGGGGAACAGAAGGTCACCCCCAATGATACGAGGACCCCACATAACGCCCTTGGTAAAGTTGAGCCCAGAGAACCCGTCAGTCTGCAACTTACACCATGACTTAGTCGTGACGTCATAAGCCCAGTCACCTTCAGGACCTAGAGGTAGAACATACATCTTATGTCCGTCTAGTGTGAAGGTCCAAGCCTGTTGACGGCTGTCGAAGGGTTCACCAGTGCCAAAAGCAGCGAGAACGGGGAGATGAAATACATCAGTAGACACGACGCCGGCCCTCGCTACTAGTGGAGTGAACCGGGACACTTCTGCACCCGAAGTGGCCATCGGCCCAAAGGCACTCATCAAAGCGTAATGAGAAACCAGTGGGCTCGGTTGACCAACTATGGGTGCCAGTACCCCGAATTGATTGAAGTTTGAGTGAGACATACATTAAGCAGTTCGATTAATTGCGATACGCCCGTTGATGAGCGTCGTTGGACTAATGGGACCAGAGGTGTCTGGATCAAGCTCGATGATATCATGGTACGTTGCAGTAGACGTACTGAGTCCGTGCGTGGGGCCGTTAGCAATGGCACCCAGAGGACCAATAAGACTGGCCTGAATAGTACCCGCACCTGAGTCAGTCTTCCGGGCCCGAGAGGTGAGCTGGACGGCACTGATAATCGTGGTGTTAGTGGGTGGCCGTTGCAGACCAAAGGAACTCTTACCAGGGATATCAAGACCACCAAGAAGGGTGGTTGGATTGAGCCAGCTTGCAGTGCTAGTCGTCCCAACAGGGATGCTATTACCACTGGTACCCAGAACTAGAGCAGTCACTGCGAACTGACCAGCAGGAAGACCTGAGCCAGACATCTCGGTGTTAGCCAAAGTACCCGTACCATACACAGTACCTTCACCCGCACCACCATTGAGTGCCGAAAGAAGGTTGGTCAAGGTGTCTTGGGCGGTAGCTCCGATGAGTACATCGTAAGGGTCCACCAAAGTATTGACGAACTTGTACACTGAAGTACCAGCAGTTACAGTGGTCGTATCCGCAGGGTTAGTGACCATAGTCAGGATGTTAGTGGCAGCAGTAAAGCTTGCCCGGATGTACGTGTTGTCATCTGGGGTCTGCTTACCGACAGCCGTCCACGCACCCGGAGGATCACCATCCTGAGGAAACAGAACACTTGCACCAAAGGTCACGATAGGTCGAGCAAAGCTGGACTCATCAGCAAAGGTGATGTCGTACCCCATCAGAAGGACAACACTCGCCCAATCGGGGTCAGAGATACCTCGGGGATAGATAGTCGTAGGCGGCGTGAACGAACTCGTGTACCTGCCCACACCATTAGTGAAGCGAGTTTCATCTAGGCGACCGATAACAGTCGTGCCAAGGACCGCACTACCCGTGGTCACAGCACTGTTATGCTGGCCACCAACAGCTAGAGTAGCAGCTGACGCAGCGAAGTAGGTGTCGGTGTCCGGGATAGGTAGACCAAGCTGAGCTCCGTCCACAAACAGCAGAAGTTCACCACTGACACGGACCAGGGCTAGGTGATACCATTGACCCACTTCAGGCGACCACGGATAGAGAATCTTCGTGGCTTCCGTAGACGAGCTACCATCAGTAGACGTCCGGAACTCAAGATTACCACCAGCACTAGGGTTCGTCAGACGCAGCTGATAGGACCTACCAGTAGGATTCGACTCATTCCACTTGTTAAAGATAACGAAGTTCTCAGTCAGCATTGGCAACCGGTCAAACCGAATAAAGGTCTCAAGAGTAAAGTCTTGATTACCAATGTTCAGTGCGGTGGCTGGGGCTGTCTTGATAATGGCATTGGGTTCTTGGGTTGCACTCAAGCCAGTCGTGATAGAACTGATGACAGCAATACCAGGACTGATCTGTTTGTAGAAACTCGGGGTCCATCCATCGTCTGCGGTGTCTTCGTTGGGGAACAAGGTTGCAATACGACGGTCACCTAGCCAACCATTGTTGGTGGTGCCGTTAGTGTCCCGGATAAAGACGTCGTCAAACCAAGTGGTAGCACCTTCAACAACACGTCCACCCAGACCAAGCAGAGCAATCGTACCACCGGCCATCGCAGCTTGTAGAGTAGGTGTGTCCGCCCCTGACGCGTCGTCTACGCGAAGGACCCAGTTACCCGCCGTATTCAGTTCCATCTCAAGGAAGTACCAGGTCTGCGGAGTAATCAAACCCCCACCGGTAACAGCCATGACGGTGTTAGTCGCCGTATTGTACATACGGAGAGAACCGTTAGGAAGAACCTGAAGGCTGTACAGAGGGTCGTCTACTAGCGTCCTGAAGTGCAGGAGGGTCGTTACCTCAGTGGGCAGCGTAGTCAGTGCAATACTGACAGACAGGAACATATGCGTCAGAGGGTTAGGCAACGCCCTGAAGCAATAGTTACCACTGATACCACCACTAGAACGATAGAAGGCGTACGGGCCAGTCCGAGCGGGACCCCACGACGGAGTGACAACCCCGTAGAAGTAGTTACCTCCACCGGCGATAGACCAACCACCGTTCTGCATGTTGTTAATTACTGCGATGCTAGACGAAAGACCACCAGACACGAACCCGGTGCCATAGTGGTCAAAGCTGTCCATGAATAGTGCTGTCATCTATGGTTCCAATCCCTGCTCACGCCTTACTTGTCGGCGAATTCGTTCTTCAATACTATTGTTCGAAACGCTGTTAATCCCTTGTAGACCAATCTGGTAAACTTTACCGTCGTCACCTGTGAGATACACATCATCATCAATGATAACAGCAGTTCCCTTAAAGGCCCCTCGGGCGTACGTACGACCCTGTACGGGTGCAAATGGTGCTAGGTTCTGTCCGGTGGAATACCAGTTCTCTGTGGTCTTCTCACCCATGATTAGGACTTGGTCACCGACAGTACGCATCTGGCTAATCGGATCGGGACCACCTTCCTTAGACGCGAAGTCTAGGGCGTCGATGGTCGTCTCTCCGGGCTTTACCCAGTAGAACCGCTGAGAGTTGTTGATGGCCACGAGGACGTAGCTGTCAATCTGGGTCACACTACCTGGGGTCTGACCGTCTGGGACAGTACACCCTTGGAGAGTATGAACACCACCACCCGTTAGATTGGCTCCACTGACACCTAGGCCAGTACCTGCAATAACAGTCAGGGTAACACTGTTCCCTGTAACGTTGTTTGCCACCGACCGGATGGTCAGACGGACTACAGGAGTGTTCTCATCTGGCTCAGCTCTGGCCCACGGATTAGGCCCACCTAGGGTGTTGGAGTAATCGGTCCCAGGGATACCAATACCATTGATAGCCTTGTACAGCTGGCCCATAGCGTCCGTCAGAGGGTCCACAACAAATGGGTTTGCAAGAGTACCCGCATCAGAGGGGCTAAAACTAGTCCCCCAAACGTAGTAGGTACCCGCTAGCTCAAATACATCGGTCCCATTAACAATGGTCCCCACTTTATCAACCCACCCAATGGCCTGTGAGCCACCGCTGTAGTATTGAAGCAGGGTTCCGTCAGAGATCCAAAGACGTTGGTAGTCCGCACCTCGTTGCCATGTGACCTCAGGGTACCCAGTACCACTGATGATCCCAGCAATCTGGAAGGACGTCCCATCTTTGTTGATCCGGAAGAGTTGATCACCACAAACGACAAAGAGGCTATCAAAGAACAAACCACTCAGGGTGTAGTTACCCCGCATAGAACCGAAGCCATCAAAAGCCCCTTGATCGAACTGCTTAATCGGGGTAGTACCTGGGCGGGCAATCAGGGCCACACCTTCTTTGAGGTTGGTAGGGTTTTCTTCCACCCAACGGTTAAGCAATTCGATTTCAGGAGCACCAGTGTACAGACGTTCGTATGCACCCCTACCTAGAGGTACACTAGTCATTGACCAATTCCTTGAGGACTTCTTGGAGTTTAGCTAGACCCCACGTAGGATCTACAGCCACCCCAAAATCTTCTAGTTGTTTGATTACAGTCTCCTTAGAGATTTGAGGACCTTGAGCGGGTGGCTCATAGATCGTGGTAGGGGGCTTAGGGGTCCAGTCGGTAGGTACGTCCTCAGCGGTCTCAAAGAGTTGAGATTCCCCATCTGGACTGTACCACCAAGCTGGCCATTCGACTCTGTTACGCCTGCGTCTACGCATCAGTAGGGGTATCCTGAGTTAAATTGAGTGGTTGGATCCCCGTAACGACGGAGAATATTACGGTTGTTAACGTTGGTCAGATAGAGTAGACCATCTTCAACAGGCATCTGGGTTTTCGATTGACTGTACCTCGCGGTGAACTTCTTCTTAGTGTCCCGAAGAGTTTCCATAGAAGCAGGGTGCATCACTTGCCCGTACCGAGGATTTAGACGGAGAGCTAGCATAATGATGAACATGTTATCGAACTCACTAGGCCAGGGCATCTCCCCAGCAAGATCTAGAGGGGTAACAGACACCCAAGTACCAATGTCTTCTCGGTACACCCAATCCCGTTTAGTCCCGGGAATGTCTAGAACAGTCTCAAAGTCTGCATCTATTTTACGCCCATTACCATAGATTGTCAAGGGGCATAGGTCAAGATTATCTGAGCAGTCAACAACACTCATCCGGGCACCATCATGTGGGGCGGGATCAAAGTAAACGAAACCCTCTCCCGTAAGATTGAGCATCAAACGGGTGTTGGATCTGACGAATACGTTAGCGGGAAGAGAGTTAGACCACCAAGGGTAGCCACTAGGCGAGTCAATACCTTCTTGACCCAGAGGTAGGGGGCTAAGGTTCTCCCCCATCTCATTACCTAGGACCCCACTGACGGTACCCGACAGAAGCCTGAAAGCTTCCTCGACTTGTTCTTCCCCGGGAGTAACCCCCAGAGGAATTAGGTTGGTCTCCCGTAGCGCTTCTTTGATAATCTCAAGAACTGCGGTCATGCGTTACTGTCCTTGATTAAGCGATGGTGAAGACGTCGAGACGCAACCTACCGTTAGGCCGCTTAGCCGTGGGCACAGGGTTAACGATACGGGCGTAGAGTTTGTCAGTCATCTTGTTGGTGGTCCGGAAAGCGTGGTGACACATAAGGACACCTTCTACCGGTTCAGTCCCAGTGGACATGTTAGCACCACTCACAGCAACGTCAGTCGCCGTATCAGAGAGGGCGTAACCGCCAGGAATGGTTTTAGCAATGAGAGTCACAACACCAGCGGCAGCTGATGCGGACACAAGAGAACTGTCAGCAGTGATCGCAGTAACGATGTTAGCGGCAGTTGCAGTTTCGTTGGCACCGATGGCTACCTGGAAGGCACTTACACGGCTGGCAGCGAAGGTGTACACTTCCGTACCAATGGTAAAGGTCTGAGCGGCAACAGGGCCACCACCAGCATTAGTTACAGTAATGGTACCCGTACTCAAGACAGAGTTCAGGCTTGGCGCACTAGCACCAGCGTACAGATAATAGGGATGGGAGTGAGGGAATCCACTGACTCGAACCTCAGCAGGTGCGCTGGCAACTTCGACCCAGCCGTCGTTCTCAGCGATGTAGAAATTACTCGTGGGCATTTTATGCAATCCTCCGATAGTCTATTAAAAAGGTGGGAGGGAGCCACCATCGACCCCCTCCCTGTAGTCTTAGGTCCCGTTGATACGGGCGATCCGACGACGGTCAACCACGTTAGCGGTAAGAGCGACGTCAAACCGGACTTGGTGTTCACCAGTCCCGAAGACCGAGTTCTGCCACATACGGACGGACAGCGGTACCTTGGTCAGCGACTTGCGCGAACCGATCCCGGTGGCCGGCATGATGAGGTCAGCGGTGTTAACCACGATAGCATTCTTATTCAGAATGGCACGAGGCTTAACCGTAGCACCCGAAGCGATCTTCCAGGTGATCGAGGCAGACGCACCAGGAACCGCGCTAACGGTCGCATGAGCACTGTTGACACCTTGGATAGCCGGAGTCGCGCCCGTACCAGGGACAACGATAGCGGGGAAGATACGTACGGTAACCAGACCACCAGTAGCCGTATACGGGCCACCAACCACACGGAACTCTTGGAGGTGATCCAAGGCCATGTGAGCACGGTTGTCGTAGGCGTACACACCAGTAATGGTGAACACTTCGCCGTCATTGACGGTTTCAGTACCCGAGCCGACGTCGATGTCCAGGAGCTGAGTCAGATACTGACCCGGAGCCGGGCTAATCGCCACGTCTTGGTAGTTCTCATTCTGGGTAGCACCAGCCACCGCCGACGTACCGTGGGTACCCGCAGTGATCACACCAAGTTGCTGCGTGAACAGCGTGGGAATACCCGCGATGGAGCCTTCCCAACCTTGGCGGTAAACACCGGCACCGATGTCCGGGAGCGAGGCATTACCCGCACCACTGGCGTACACGACATTCTCACCAAGGGCTTGTTTATCACCGTAGGTCAGAACAGCGCGCAGATCAGTGTCCTCGACGCCTTCTTCCTTCAGACGGGTGTAGCCGGAAGCCACATCGCCGAAGTCCTGGACGGCAGAACCAGCGGTACCAAGCCAGTTGTTACTGGCGTTAACCGCGTAGTTGAGGATGTACGAGTCAATCTGCTCGGCAAGGTTCAGGGCGGCTGCCTTCAGGGCTTCAGATTCCCGAGCGGCACCAATATCCCGAATCTTAACGAAGTCACCCCAGCCCATCGAAGAACCGAAGACGTCGCGGATACGGTATTGCTCCGAACCAAACACGGTGTCTTGGACATTAGTGAGCTGAGCCACACCGTCCGTATTTCGAGTCACGTTGTAACGCGGCACGACTTGCTCAACGACAGTCAGACCGTTGCGGTCATTCATTTCGTTGTCAAACTTACGCCAGGTAACGAGCTCAGCGGAGGTGAGGTTATTTTGGAAGATCGCGGCAAAGGAGTTAAGGACAAGCTTTGCCTGATCAACGGTTACATTAGCCATATTTCAGGTCCTTTCAAGGTTTACTTTTTTCGAACAAAAAACTCAGTGGCGAAAGCTTCTAGATCATCCGTGTCAGGGCTGACATTGATGAATGCTCCGTTAGATCCACGAGCTCGGGCTTGCGCTGGAGCAGGCGGCGGGGCTTTAGAGAGCTTAGCCTTAGGAGTTTGTTGCTGAGGAGTTTGGAGGAACTTAGCTTCGATCCGACCTAGGGCGAGGGTCGCTCGTTGTGCGCCACTATTTACAATCTGACCAGCTTCCTCGGGGTTATTGGCGAGGTAGTAGAGAACTTCGGGGCCTTTATCCATAGACATCAGAAGATTGGTGAGGTACATTCCGTACGACTCATCTAGTCCACTGAAGCTGTTCACAAGTTGTTGACCCTTTTCCATGAAATCAGGATGCTGGGTCACAGTGGACTCAACCTTCTCATTCCATTTCGTGACCAACTCTCGTTGGGCTTCAGTTTGAGTGGCTTGTTCAGCTTCCCGGGCACTCTCTTCACTGATCCGCTTACGCTCTTGTTCTAGAGTGTGCTTGGTCAGGTCACGAATGTACTTGGGATCGAACTCGCCGAGATCATATTTAGGCGTACCGTCCTCATTGAGATCATCCGGGGTCGGCTCACCAGCAACAATGGCTGGCTTAGCTTCTTCCTGCGGACTTAGCTTAGCTAGTTTGTCTTCAAATTCTCGACGGAGTTCATCGAGCTTTCGATCACCTTCTCGCTTCGCTTCTTCTCGTTCTCGGACAAGTTCGTTAATTCGGTCTTGGGCAGTCTTTTTCTTAGCCTGCTCAGGGGCCTCTTCAACGGATTCCTCTTCTTCTGTTTCCTCAGTTTCTTCTACTTCAGAAACAACTTCTTCAACCTGCTCCGTCTCACCTTCGTCTAGTTCTTGTTCCGTATCTTCGTCAACCGATTGGCCTTCTTGGCTGACTTGAACTCCTTGGCCGAAGAGTTCACTAGAGAATGCGTCAAGATCTTCAGTAACGGTAGTGTCTGGAGTTTGGTTAGCGTCGTTGCTCATTATTGGTAAAGCGGTCCTTCAACCGATTGCGCGTCCATTTGTTGCATCATGGGATCCAGCTCGGGGGACATCGCATCTATACCTTGCTGGGACGAAAAGTCTTGTTCAGGGGCGGCTTGTTGGATATTGAAATCCATACCACCACCTGAAATAATACGCTTAATTTCTTCAGTCTCACTCGGATCTTCGACACCGAAGTTCTTATTGAGAGCTGCAATGCGCTTAGTCTCATTGTCATACGCCTGGAGTTCAAGCTTCTTGAAGTCAAGGGTCTTGTCTTGCTTGAGCTCTTGGTTTTCCATCGTGAGCTTCTGGATCTGCTCTTGCATTTCCATGACTTGCTCAGGAGTTACACCAGCACCAGCACCCTCACGCTCCTTCTCATCGAGAAGCTCAACGGGGATGGTCTTCTTCAGACGCTCAGAGAGTTCTTCAGCACCCGGCCAGTCTTGGGCCTTAGCAACAAGGTCACCGGCAACAGTCATCAGCTGGGGCCACACTTGAATGGCGTCCATCATCGCACTAGCCGCCTCAACACGACGGGTGGTGTAGCTGGTACCCGTGGTAAGAGCGACATCGTATTGACCGATAGACAGATCGACGGAGTCGGGGTCCATTGGGTCATTGATGCGTTGGAACTTAATGGCTTCATCAGCCCCAATCAGACGGATAACACGAGTGCCATCGTAGATCTGGGGGATCAGCTGGTTGATGACGTCACCACCCTCAAGGAGAGCTCCGTCAGCGTTGTCGTAGTACGTCTGGCTGGCCACATCGCCTTCACGTTGGCGGGCCATAATAGCTTTACCACTGACTTCATTAGAACGGATACCAAGACTGGCGTCGTGGATACCACTAACGTCTTTCATGTCTTGGGTGTTCATCTGGACTTCAGTGAACAGAGCTTGTTGGGGTGTGGGGGGTTCAATCCGTTGGATGTTCTGCCCAATGACAGCGTCATCATTGACGATCAACAGAGGATCGCGGGTAAGGTGCGCTTTACGGAACGCCTCTTGGCGGCCTTCAACCGCTGACTGGGTGGCAATCCACTGAGCCTTAGGCGCATAGCCCAGTTGCTCAGCCGCGACAGACCTCCAGAAGTTACGGAGCCTGCTTGGGTCCTTCATGAACCGGACAAGACCATAACGAACCCGACGGCCACTGACGTTAGTGACTCGACCAGACATCCGAATGATCGGAACTCGGTTCAAGCGATACTCGAAGGGACCCGCGAGGATCTCAGTGCCCGTGCAATAGTGCATCTGGGCGTACCGGCACCACGTAATACGGGTCTTGACAGGAACACCGTGAGCTTCAATGATCTCACCCATGTTCTCGTCGTCGATCTCAAAGACCTTACCGTCTTCAAAGAGAGCCAGAGTCTTCTGACGCTCAATCATACGCCAGTATTCGGTGACCCGATAGGACTCACTGTCGACCCAGCCGAGCAAGCTCAGGCGGTCAACCTTGTCGTTGTCAACCAGATTAGACCCACCGCCAGCGTTCGGCCACTTACGGGTGAACTCAGTCTTGGGGATACGGTCGTCAACGAAAACTCGCTGAGCGTCCCGGCCAGTGGGGTCAACGGAGAACCGGTCCCAGACAACAGAAAGAGCGTCCTCAATGGGACGGATAAAAATGTCTTGATCGAACACATCATCTTTGGCAAACTCAACGGTGATCTTAAAGGCACCATCACCGCAGATAGTTTGAGACTCAAATGCTTGGTCGTAGGAGCGATCCGCACGAGACTCCATCTCAATGTTCCGGATCAGGTCACCCCGGATGGACGCAACGTCAGAGTCAGTATTGTCAGAAGGAACAACCTTGATCGCCTTACGGGACTGCCGCCAGTCACCCACCAACTGGGCGGTGAACTGAGGGATGGTGTTGACGATCAAGCAGGGCAAGCCCTTACGTTGTTGTAGGACAACAGGGTCCCACTGTTCCCCCGCAGCAAAGCGGAGGTCATCAAGGGCTTCCTGTCGGTTGATCCGATCAAAGTCTACGTCAGCCTCATAGTTGGCCCGCATATCTTTGATGAACTCTTCCTGAGACTTAAAACCCTCAGGCACGTAACCTTTCTTAACGGGTTCTACGTCAAGAAGGTCAGGTTGCTTTAGGTTCTGTTTTTCTTCTGGTGTCAAATCTAGAGTCCCATCCATCCGTTTGAATTGTTAGCAGCCCACTCTGGGATAATATAGTTCTGACTTGTGACGTACATACCCGGCTCATCCTTGGGCTTCTCGTCCACCAGCCTACGGCCTGTGATCTTATCGAAGATTTCCGTAAGACCCCAAACCAAGGCGTCAACCCTGTCCGGTGATCCGTTGGATATAGACCGAAGCATGTCCGTACTGAACATACACATCTGGTCTTCCAAGAGATCGAACCTACCAACATGGTGGACCCGACCTTGTTCATACAACGCACTGATTGGCTCAGCCCTGACGATCTTGCCTCGGCTAGCATGGACCAGTTTAACCGGTACAGACCTATCTACAGCCTTGATAGTAGACTCTACCATCTGGCCACCTTGGTTCTTCTCAGCAATGATCTTATCGGCTGACCATTTCCTGTAGAGGTTTACGGCCTTCTTCGCCCAGTCTTCTGGGTTGCCACGAAGCGTTCCATCTTCAAGAACATATCCCCGAGCAAAACCTTCCGCATCTCTAGCAAGACCAACAACCACAATACCGTGCTCATCTGAACCCTCTTCATTACTGACAGCGGGGTCAACCGCAACGTAAACTCGTTCAAGATCTTTAGGTGCCTCAAGGACCCTGCCCCCGTCAATCGTATCTCGGTTCCATAGGGCCCCGGGGATGTCGTTGAGGATCTCCCCTTCTAGCTCTTGCCTACCTAGCCGGGTGCCACTATAACGCTCATAGAGCTGCTTGATAGTGTTCTTGGCGAGGTTGGCTTGGTTGTCTAGAGTAGACCCCCTGGTGACCACTGTGTCCTGATCTGCAATAAGACGCTTGATCAATGGCAGTGGCCGTGGTGTAGTAGTGACTAGGACTTGGGGGTGTTCCCCTAGACGTAGACCAAACTGTAGTTGGTCCCAAGTCTCTTGCATGTACCTGAACTTGGCTAGCTCGTCCACCCAAGCTAGGTGGTGCTGGGGACCCCGAAGCTGATCGGGCTCAGTAGCATTGTAGACCCAAGCTTCAACCCCATTAGGCCAAGTCAGTCGGCGATTGGTTGGGCTCCACTCCGGTCGGAAGTCTTTCGGGTGCGAAGCCAGGATACCTGAGTCTCCGAGTACCATAACGTCCCGCGCATCAGCGGCAGTCTCAGCCACCAGGGCAATCCGTCGGGCTCCACTGGGCGGAGGCGCAAGGGGTGATGTTCCACAGACATTTTCACGTATCCACTCCGATCCCATTCGGGTCTTACCGAACCCCCGTCCGGCCAAGACCAACCAAGTATTCCAAACACCCTCAGGTGCTCGCTGATTCTGCCTGGCCCAGAACTCCCAGTGCCACCTTAGCTCAGCTTTCTGCTCGTCTGTTAGGGAGTCTAACCACATTTGACGATCCGTCGGATCCATCTGGGCTAGGAGCTCGGCTGGTGAGCTGTTTGATTCTGTTGGTGAAGTCAGTGACAGATTCCTTTACATGCTGCTCGTGCTTGATCGCCTCACCGTCAGGACCAGAAAGCTCTTGACGTTCTTTCCAGAGGGCGATGGATTTACCAGCTAGCTCAATGGCTCGAAGGGCTGCTTGAGGGTTGTCCTCTTGCTCCCTTTCAATGATCTGCATCAGTTTATTGATGAGATATTCGGACTTCACTTCAGACTTGATCTCTCTGGCCTTGAAGCGCTTTTCAATCTCAGCTTTAATCAACGGGTTGGCCATCAATTCAGACACATTCTTGTCCAAAGTGGCCTTAGACATGCTAGTAATTTTATAAGCTGACAAACGATAAGCTTCAGTTGCATTAAGTTGGGCTTCACCAAAATAGGCGTCTATAAAAGAAAGCATCTTACCTGTTAGAACTCTAGAAGCCGCCATTAATTAAAACCTCTCTACAACCATTACCTACATTATACAATTTATAGGGGTGGAAGTCAACTAAAAAATACAACTTAGGCCATAATAACCTGCGGTTAGCTGTCAGACACAAAGAATTGCCCTTACCTTTAAGGGTCCCTTAAGTGTAGTTATCGTAGATAGTATTGTTTTAAGGTGTAGTTTTAAATTGTTAGTTAGTAAGTGTACCTAGTAAGTGTTATATATAATATATTATTATAAGTAATACCTTTAAGTGTTATTATATAGGTAATCAACCTTAGATGTCAAGTATCTAGGTGATATTTATTTACATCTACTACAGTATTCATAGGTGCACATAGGGCTTACACCGGCCACCCCACCCTAGAGACCCCCATAGAGCCCCTCAGGAGCCCCAGGAGCGCCCTTAGAGGGCCACTGCGCTACCCACCTACTGGAGATGTACTCCACAGGGCTCCCTGGGCTTCTATTCCTGAATTTTTTATTTAGTGACACAGGTAGCTCTACGTACGCCTACACGCGCGCGTTCTCCAAGCCCCCCCCCCCCTATACCCTACCAAGTCACTGGGGATGACCAGGCGGGAGGGGAACGGATGGGGAACTGATCACGGACCTGTGATACGATTCATCGATAAACGATATGGTATCTGCCATTGGCCCGGTCTAATGTTGGGTTGTCGGCGGGACATACCGCAGACCGCCTAAGGGCCTTAGGGACCTAGGTGCAAACACCCTTCAAGGGAGCGACGGGATGGCCAAGCGCCTCAACCCCAAGCGCCGTAGGGAATTGTGGGAGCGTCAAATGATGACACTAACACGACCTTCGGAGCTGACGACAGAGGGCCAAATGCGGTCTAATAGCAGCCAATGGAGCAAGCCAAGCGGTTCCAGCAATGGATTAGCTAGGGGAATCCTCCATATGGAAGCCAACCAACCGCAGTACGCCAAGCCCAAGCGCCGCAAGGCTATAACCAAGGCTTTGCACATCAACCCAAAGGACGTTGAGAAAATCCTCACGCCTGATAAGGTTAAGGACTCTCTTGACGCACAGTGGCCCTTGCCTCGCAAGACCGCGAAGAAACTTTGGGGGCAATCCTAGAAAGGGTGTTTAAAGGGGATTGACAGGGCTTTAAGGGTCCTGTTAAACCTCACTAACGGTTGGCCGGAAACGGTTGGCCGCACAATTTGAACAAGCGTGGTCCTTTGGACCCGGCCAAGCGAATAGGTTTGGTGATCATTGGACGGGGCGAAGCTCCCTGGACATGTCTACGACCGCAAGGTTGTGGGTGTCTTAATATAGCTGACCTTCTACAGACGGTGATCACAAAACAGGTTTGGTAACAAGGTAAGGAACCCGCCTCACGTCTAAGATTGGCAATTCGTCAGGGGTTCCCAGGCCCGAAGCACTACGTCCACTAGTGTCTTTCACATGGTCTAAATTATCTTCAAGTGTCACACGTCAGGTGTGGACCTATGTCCCGATAGCAAGGGGCTTGGGGCGTGTGACCTGTAACGCATTAGCGTTGCGGTGAAGGGACACACAACAAATTGGAGTGTGCAATGATTACCAATCATAACCCTATGGCCCCTGACACTATCCAAGTCTTCTCTTCCGGCTGGAGAGGTGTCCTTAGCTATCACCTATTGATTGCTAGGGCCGCCCAATTCTACCAGTTAGGCGGAACGCACGTATGACTACCACGACACCTATGACTGCTAAACGGTATCTAGTGATATACAAACCATCCGATGATGAGCCGCGAGAGTATTACGGACCATTTGTGTCTGAACGGCTTGCCGACGAGTTTGTCCTTGAGAAACTACCAATTGACTCCCTGACATGGGTTAAGCCCCTTATGTCCCGTGAAGATATCTAACAAAGGTGTCCCTTCACCGCAGCGCTAATGTTGCAATCTGGAACTGTAAAGGAACTAGTAGCTATGTCCGCTAAAGTTGAAATGACTTCCACGGCTCTCCCGGCTTTGCTGTCCGCAGATGAGATCAAGCTTGATCAAGACTCGATCAAGAAAACCCTCAACTCGCTTGACCGGCAGATCCACATGAACGCCGTTCAGTGCCTTATGCACTGTGAGAAGCATCGTGACACGAGCCTGATGGTCCGGCTTCTGGTCGAAATCATCGACGGCGACACCACGGGCTATCGTCGTCAGGGCCTCATCGCCTGGATGAAATACTTCAGCCCTCTGCGTCTGGCCGGCAAGACCATCAACATGTCCGGCAAGGACCCTGAAACGGATAAGGAGCAAGCCTTCAACCTGGAGACTGCTCTCAAGACGCCTTTCTGGCAACTGACCAGGGAAGCCCCGGCGGTCCTGCGTCCCATGTACCAACAAGGTGTCATCGGGGCCATCCAGAAGGCCATCAAGGACTTCGAGGACGCTGTGGCCAATACCACGGACAAGGGCGAACCCATCGACAAGGAACGCCCCTTCTTCAAGGGCAAGAACGCTCCTGTGCTCATCAACTTCGCTACTGAAGTGAAGAAGCTGGCCGTGATCGTTCCGTCTGACTCCACACAGGACATTGACAAGGCCCAGAAGAAGCAGGTTCAAGCGGCCCAACAAGCCGCCTAAAACCTAACACGCTGATGTGTTACAGGGGATGGACTTCACGGTCTGTCCCCTGTGGCATGTC